ACATCGACCCACTACACCAACACAGCCGGAGACTACTCCGACCCTGACATCAGGGAGGACCCCGACATGCACGGCATGAGACACGACTATGACGGCGTCATGCGCCGTCAGCGCATGATGTCCAGAGCCACGAAGACCGGGGCATCCTGGGAGGGCGAGAAAGGACCCGCATATGGCTCCGAGTACGGAATGGAACCCCATAAGGGGAGATCCTACGGCGGAGGACGTCAGATGGGTGGACAGGGTGCGCAGGGAGGTCAAGCCATCCACGAGCTGATACCGATATACATTCCAAGCCCAGGAATGGACTCGACATACAGCAGGGAGGGCATGGACGACATCTCGGGCGATGCCCTGACCATCCTGATCAACAACCAGACAGAATCGCACAAACATAAGGAAGAGGAAGGAAAAATGTACGGAAGTATGGACAACTTCATGGCGGGGCTTCTCGCCGGAGGTAACGGATGTGGAGGAAACTCCAACAACAACGGAGGAGGATTCTGGGGTGGCGATTCGCTCGCCCTCATCATCCTGCTCCTGCTCTTCGGAGCGAACGGCGGTGGCTTCGGGAACGGTGGTCTCGGAGGCGTCGCAGGCGTAGATAGGACGATTGTGAACGAGAGGAACGCATCCCTCCTGATGGATGCCATCTCCTCCAATGGAATCAGGCAGGAGAACGCACTCACCTCTTTGGCATCCAACCTCAACTGCAGTGTTGGAAGCATCAAGGACGTGCTTTGCAACCTTTCCCAGTCTCAGGCAATTCAGGGAGGGACTCTGCAGGCGGCAATCGAGTCCGCAAAGTGTTCCCTGTCTCACCAGTTGTCAGATTGCTGTTGTAGGCAGTCCAACGCTATCGAAAGGCAGGGATGTGACATAAGGGAGGCTATCGCCGGCGTGAACTACAACCTCGCCAGCCAGTTCGCCGCCCAGAACAATCTCATCCAGTCCACTGCCGCCGCCAGTGACAGGGCGATGGCTGAGAGGTTCTGCGACCTCCGTGCGGACATCAACGCAGGCTTCGCAGGCATCGAGTCCCGTGAGCAGGCAAGGGCGATCGCATCCCTCCGTGACCAGCTCGCACAGGAGAGGGCATCCGCTCAGACCGCTGTGCTCCTGTCCGCAATCAACAGGACCAGGCAGTTCAACGGCCAGTACGATGCAACCACGACCTCCTTCACCGGAAACGTCGGACAGGTCTCGCAGTTCTCCGTCTGACTACCAGAACAGGAGGAGGAAGAACCACAAACCGAGCCGGCGGTCGAGGTCACGTCCCTCGACTACTGGTTCTAAAACAAGGGGCCACACGGCCCCACCTTTACAGGAGGAATCATGGATTACAGCGCATTATTTAACGCGGTCACAGGCACACAGGCCCCCGGACTCAGTCCCCAACAGATCCAGGAGAACTACAACGCTTTCCAGGAGCTCCAGAAGCAGGGGATAACCATCCCGACCCTGATGAGGGACCTTGAGGATCTGAAAGCGAAAGTATCAGCCATCGAAACCAAACCCAAAACCCCTCAACTGGACTCAGAGCTATTTCAAGTGATGGAGGCGGCGGTCAAGGACGACCCTCAGGTGGTCTCGGCTAGGATGAACGCCCAGCAGGTCAAGGCCCAGATCATCTCCGAGCTCTGCCGTCAGGATCCGCGTTACGCCCAGGCCCTAGACCAGTATTCCAGGGAGGTCCACGCCGCCTACGTCAGGAGGACCGAATCCCGTGTCCTGGACCTCGAAACTCCCGAGAGACTGACCGATTCGTAAACGTTGTTAAATATAGTAACGGTGTTAAATCCCTTTGTCGGAGGGGTTTCCCTCCGCAAGAGGTCATTATAATGACAGTCAAGAAATTCACCCTGGCATTCGCGGTTATGGCAATGCTGGCGGTGGCGTTCGTTGGCGTCACCGATGTGGATGCAGTCGATCAGACTGTATCCCTCGATGACGAGTGGTCCCTGGCAGGGGTCACATGGTCCAACGACTCCCTTGGCAACGACATCATCGTTGCAGGGGACACCATCTCCGGTACTGTAGCCAAAGCCGATGCAGATCAGATCAAGGCCCTCTGGGGCGCATCCGCAACCGAGGAACACGTCATCATCATGACCGTGACCGTCGCACCCGGATGCTATGTCGTCTGGGAGGCTTCCGACGGCTCCGGAATCAAATCCGTCAAGGCAGAGTCCGATGGAAAGGTCATCCTCGCCCAGAGGCTCGCAGAGGACGTAACAGGTTTCACCTACGCAGTATCCGCAACCGATGTCACCGATGATGCGGTCTACGATGCTCTCCTCAAGTCCACCATCAAGTTTGACGTGGAGCTCCTGGGAGATGCAGTCAACATCTACTACACCGTCGGAGACCTCACCTACATCCAGAAATCCATCGCGAAGCAAACCTACACCCTCGTCTCCATGGACGACCTCAGGGCCGTCGCACCCGAGGGAGAGGAGTTCTCCGGATGGGCATGGGATGGAAAGATCCTCGATGCCGGAACCATCCTCACCCTTGAGGAGGGAAAGGCAGATGCCTTCTACACCTTCACCGCAACCTTCGAGGAGATCCCTGTCCAGGAGGTCTTCAAGGTCGAGTTCGTCGTCGATGGAATCGTCGTCCAGACCTGTCAGTCCGACAACGTGGTCGTTCCCACCAACCCCTCCAAGGAGGGATTCAAGTTCACCGCATGGACTGTCGACGGAGTCATGGCCAATCCCACCAACTACGCATACTCCGAGGACGTCCGCTTCACCGCCGCCTTCGAGGCCTATACCTACTCCGTTACCTTCATCGCCAACGGCGAGGTCGTTGGAACCCCTCAGACCGTCAAGCACGGCGACCTCATCCTCGCACCCGGACTCCCTGCAGGATACGAGTCCTGGGCCTACGATTTCACCAAGCCCATCACCGAGGACACCATCATCGTCGCCGTGGAGGCACCTGCACCCGAGCCCACCGGACTCGACAAGACATCCAACCAGATCATCATCCTGGTCCTCGGATTCATCGTCGTCATAGGGCTCGCTGTCGGATACCTCAAGAGGGACGAGATCTCCGCAGGCATCGTGAAAAAACTCGACAAGAAGGAGGAGGAGAAGGACGAGTAAGCCCACGGTGCTGGACAGGACCTTCCACTCGGCCCTGTTCTGGGTCGGAAAGGTCCTGACCACACTGGGCCCAATCGTTTGGATCCTTTACGATACAATGGACACACAGGAATTGATCGCACTCACACCCGCCGAGTTCGGTCCCGAGCTCATCGTAATCGGTGCCGTCCTCGGTCTCCTGATCACCCTCTCCATCGGAATGCTCGCATACTCCGAGCAGGCCAAGAAGGTCGCGAGGGAGTCGGGGGAGAAGCTCGCATACGGAATGGACTATCTCAGCAAGAACGTCGCCGTGGTCGTGCTGGCGGCAGTCGCCGCCCTCATCGTGCCCGGCTACTACTACGACCTCGTCCAGGCAGTCCCCACCGAGTCCGGATGCATCATGATCGGAGTCATCTCCGCCATCGTTGTCGGACTCATGGGAGAGAAGCTCGTGACCTCTGTCGTCGAGTTTCTTCGCAACAGGGCTAAAACGGCCGTCGCACTGAAGAAAGAGTAAAACCAATAACCTCGGCAGGGGTTCCCATCCCCCTGCCTTTCCGTGTTTTTCAGTTTTTTGTTTAGAATTTGCCTGTGTAATTCATGTCCATCCATAGTAAGTATTATATATGTAATACGATGTATTACCTATTAGACGGGATGAAAAAGCCCAAGGAAGTGAAGACATGAAAACCGAGATCTACGCATTCAACGAGGGAACAGCCTACGAGTTCTTCGGACTCTGCTACGCAGGCACCGATATCGTCATCAGGACGTTCAACACAAGGACCGGAGCAGTCAGGTACGCCAAGAAGAACGGCATGGAGGTGGCCTGAATGGTCGCTTCCCGTGAGGTCACGAAGAGGACCGAGTACGAGGTGAAGCTGGAGGCCGTGGGATTCCATGGGGTGTTGAATGAGCTCTCGAGAACAGTCGACACAAAGGAAGAGGCATACGCACTCATGGATGAGTGGAGGGAGGATAAAGCGTTCGGTAAAAATCGCATCGTCATCGTCACCCAGAGAGACATCTATGAGGAAGTTGTCGCGTATCGTAGTTAAGGTGAAGACATGGACCAGGAACCGAAGACAATCGACGAATGGATCGGAACGGTCAAGGTGGGCAAACAGGGCAACTCGGTCGTATTGATGATAACGGATGCCGCCCACATGATGAAACTGGAGAAAGGGGACATCGTGCAGGTCACGATCTGCAGGAAGTGAGTTTACTCGGAAACTGCGACATAAGTTCGGACTTATGTCGCGCATTACAAACGGTCCTTAAAATCAAACCTCTTAGAATCTGATTCCGCCCGGATGGGAGAGTGGGCGGATTCGACGAACTCCGAGGGTGGGAAACAGCACGATATGACCCTCGGAGTCGCGGAGGAAGGGTCCTCAAGACACAAAACGACGTGACTAAGTATAAAGTTGTCCGTATGTGTGTGTCTCTCTCCCCCTCCGCATCCAAGGAAAGGATGTGAAGAAATGGACGGAAAAATCAGCACAGAGCAAGCAGGAAGGGTTGGAATCTACGAGCAGATCGATGTTTTCATCGATTTCCTCAAGCGCACAGGTCGCAAGGAATCGACCTGCAGGACAACCAGGTACGACCTAGTCAGACTCCTTAAGATCCTTGAGGCGGCAGGAAGGCCCACAAGGGCAGAGGAGATCTCAATCGACGACCTCCAGTATCTCAAATCGGCGATGCAGGTCAAAGACACGGTCGCCAAGTCCAACCTCCGTCTGGTTTCGAGGTTCTGTGCCCACTTCACCGGACAGGACCTTGAGAAGATGGCAGGGATCCTCTACAACAGGGAATCCATAGACAGGAAATTCATCTCCCTCGGGCAATTCAAGATGATGCTCCGCAACGCGGACCCGAACATGAAGGCGGCTTTACTGCTGGGGTCCATGATGGGACTCAGGCGCGCGGAGATCTGCAATGCGAGATGGAGGGACATCAGTTGTGGAAAGCTCCACATCTACGGAAAGGGCCACGGCAAGGGACTGGAGGCGAACATGGAGATCCCGGAGCCTGTGATGCAGGCCATCATCCATGCCAAGGAGTACAGGTCCACAACGGGCATCGAGGATCCTGATGACGACCATCTGGTGCAGGGCCTCCAGTACGGAGTATGGGGAGGACTGTGCGTCGCCGCCATGAGCAAGAAGGTGAGCGATCTCGGCAAGCTCTGCTGTGTCGATGTCACCACACATTCGCTCAGGAGGCTGTTCGCCTCCACCCTTTACAATGAAGTCGAAGTAGACCCCAACACCCTGAAAACACTCATGAGGCATTCCGATATCTCTGTTACCTACAGGTGCTACATAAATGCGGACCCTGTCAGGTGCAGGAAGGCTCAGGACAACCTCGAAGAAGTGATGAAGGGCTACTTTTAAATATCCGTTTGACGTTACGTAGGACAGCGAACCGAAAAAACGGGGAATCGTCAAGATTGGCTTTTTCGGGGACAAATATCATCCAGACCCTCCTTTTCGTCAAACGGTAAGGAGGGGCCTGGCAATCATTTGTCTCTTTGATTGCCATGAATCACCACGATTTCCCCGCTTTTTCGATTCGACTATCGAAAAAGAAGGGAAAGCACGAATGCGTAAAATTACCACGCAAGAAGTTCAAAAAGCACTCTACGAGCGCAGAACGGAGGCCATAGCCGGGGCACTGTCCCAAGGCATGATCCTCATGCCGTACAACTACGGCCATTTTGAGAAGGACATGTATGCCGACGGATTCATCGCCGACGGACGCACAATCAAGCAGAAATGGAAGATCCTCCAGGCGGACAACATCGTCATCGAGAAGAAGACTTCCACCCGTGGTGTTCAGACCTATCTCGACCTTTCGAGGTTCAGATCTTTCATGTCCGGCACTGCACTCTCGCTTCTCGCAGAGGCAGAGGCGGGGGGAGAGAGACACACACACATAAACAGCGTTAACGAGGAGGTGGACGCATGACCGCCTCCAACGTCATCGAGCGCATCAACGAGGCTCGCCGTATAATCGCCGAGACCGAGTTCACCAAGTCCGGAACCGTCAAGGGCGGTCAGTCCTACAACTTCATCCCCATCGGTCAGATCCTGCAGGCGGTCCGCAAGGCTCACGCACAGGCAGGGGTGACGGTCACATTCGGCCGTCCCCAGTACGATGCGGAGCAGTTCGAGAAGCGCTACACCTACGTCAAGAAGGGCCAGTACGGGGAGACCACATGGCACGCCGCCAACGGTCACATCGTGGCCACCATCTACGGATCATCCGTAGAGGACTGCATCGAGCTGGAGGTCCCCTTCGAGGCACAGGACAACTCCGACAAGCTCACCAACAAAATCATCACCAACGCCGAGAGGTGTCTGTACCGCGTTTTGTACGCAATCGACGAAGGGGATGCAACCGACCCCGAAGCGTTCAACTTTGAGATGCCCGCCGAGGAGCCCCCGAAATCGCTCAGAGGACAGGCCATCGAGGACCCTTTCTTCTCCACCAAGAAGGACATCGGAACCATCGCCAAGGAAAGGCGTGCATCCGTCGAGATCCCCAAGGCAAAGCAGGCACTCGCCAAGCTCAGGGACTCGGACGATGTCCCGACCACACTTCAGGCGTACATCGAACTCCTCGGCTCCGGAATCGCCATGTGGCTGGACAAGGACATCATCGACTGCTATCTGGACCTCCAGGACGAGGGGGTGCTCTGATGTCCTCCTCAATCGGGACCTGCATCATGTGTCAGGGTCAGACCCACATCACCGAGTCCGGTGACGGGATGCTATGGATCGACTGCACCAACTGCTCTTACAGGGCATACCGCATCCCCCCGACAACCCTCGCCAGATGGGATGAGGAGGACGAGGCCGAGCGCAAGCGCATCGTCGAGGAGCATGCCAGACTGACCCGTCAGGAGTCCATGCGCCAGCATGGGGGGTGGGCATGATGAGGGACGTCGTAATGATCCCCATCGAGACCTGCGGTTTCACCCTCGACCAGATGATGACCGCCATCAGGTGGATGCAGAAGACATTCCCCGACCGCGAGATCTTCCTCGACGGGGACTCTTATTCCATCATGGGACGCAGGAGGTGTGCTGAATGAGTGGATTCGGCAAGCCCACCAGGTCCATCAAGGCATCCGCCCAGCCTGTCTACGATTACATCCGGGCAGTGGGTCCCATCACCTGCGCAGAGGTCTCCAGCTACCTCGGTCGCGACGTCCAGAAGGACATCCGTTATCTCCAGGACATCGGGGCCATCCGCAAGGCAGGCCGTGCAGGAGTCACCACCAGATGGAGGTGGCAGGCATGAGGCAGGAAGAGATCCTCCACGTCCTCAGATGCATCGGACGCCCAGCTACGACCAGGGAGGTCGCGGAGTTTTACTTCGGTCATGAGGCCAACTCCTCCGATGTCGCCAACACCCACCAGGCCCTTTCCAAGATGCTCAAGTGGGGCGAGATTGAGAGGACCATCACCGACGTCCGCAAGGGTCCGCACCCCTGCATCCTGTGGAGGGTGGTCGAATGAGACAGGAGGAGGTCCTCAAGGCACTCCGCGAGCTCGGACCGAGCACGGCAGTGGAGATCGCGATGCACATCCACGGGGACGACTACAACATGACCGTGAGGAACCTCGCACACGCAAGGCTCCGCACCCTCATGAGGCAAGGATTCGTGAGGAAGGTCGGGGAGAGGCGGAACCAGCGTTCCGGTGTGCCGTCCCCCATTTATGAGGTGGTAGAATGACCGACCCTACCCTCGAAGCCCTGCGTGGTCTCGGCGGCAGTGCGACCAACATCGAGGTCGCAAGGGTACTGTACGGAGAGGCATCCGCGACCGAGCTGATCCGCACGAGGAACAGGCTCAACGCCCTGTCGAGGTACGGCTTCGTCCGCAAGGCGGGGCATGTTCGCAGACCATGGTCTAACAGACCTATGATCCTATGGGAGGTGGTCGAATGACCGCCACCTACGACGGAAACCTGATCCTCGCAGGCAAGGTCATCGAGCCCTGCTGCGCAAGCATGCACAGGGCGGTCCATTCCAAGATCTTCTACCCAGGGACATCCAGCCGTCAGGCAGTCATCGCCCTCCGTCTGGGAGAGCGCGATTCCATCGCCATCAAGTCCTGCCCCTTCTGCGGGGCCCCCGTGAAGGTGAGATTCTGAGGTACCCCAACGCCGCAGAGGTCGAGAGGGTCCTGGAGTTCATCCACGGGCCCAGGACTGTAAGAGGTCTCGCCGATGAGACCGGTCTTTCTAGGGAAAAAGTGCACTCGGCCCTCCGCATCCTCCGCTACAAGGGTGCGGTCGTGCAGGTCAGATCCCGCCAGGGTTCCGACAGATGGGTCAGATACAGGAGGTTGAGACAGTGAGCCTGAAATGGATGATGATCAGCGCAAGGGTGGACGAGGAGGTCTACGACAAGGTGGCCACGCACGCCCACGAGTGCGGGATGACGATCAGCGAGTTCGCACGCTATGCGATGCTCAAGGAGTGCAGATGCGGGAGGGACGGCGATGAGTGAACTCACGAGCCCCTATGGGGACGTCATCGCCACCATCGAGGTCAGCGACGGCCGTGTCGTCATCAGTCAGGACGACACCATCGCCCTCTACCCCGAGCAGGCGATGGAGTACATCGACATGCTCAAGCAGGCCACCATCGACGCTAGGGGGGATGATCTCGATGGCTGAGTCCAGAGGATACTATGACCTGTGCCGTGAGATGATCGACAGGGTCCGTGCCGGTTCCCTCACAGAGAGACTGTTGATGGATGCTATGGGAGGGGACAGGGAGCTGATGCAGTCCCTGCTCCTAGATCTGACCGCGAGGGGTATCATCGCATTCGACGAACATGCCCGTCACCTGACCGTCCACGAGGGTCAGGCGGCACGCTTCTCAGCGAGGTGGGAGGAATGACTGAGGACAAGTTCAAGATCCCGCCCGAGGGCAACGTGAGGATGAGTCTGAAGAGTCTCATCGAAATTCTCGCAAAAGAGGCAAGAGAAGACCCTCACTGGTCCGAGGACTTGAGAGTCGTATCCACGGCGATCGGTGGGATAAGCTATCTCGACCACATGCAGAGTACCATTTCGGAGTTCCATAACCTTCAATTCAAGGAGATGGGCAAGAGGACCTCCGATGATATCGACATCATCCTTTTGAAGATGGAGGGAGACATCCTCAGACTCAATTTCATCCTCAAAGACTACCTCCGGAACCTTGATAGGAGATACTTTGGCAAAGGGGAGGGGTCCGAATGACCTTCATGGACATTCCCTACGAGGAGGTGTCATATTGCATCTACCAGACTATAGATAGACTCCGCAGCGCAACCCTTGCTGAAAGCCCTGCAAAGATGGCGTATGAACTGGGGATTCTAAGCTCCGATCTGAATCGCTGGTTGGATATGCATTGTGTTCAGGAGGAGTCCGAATGACCACCCGTTTCGAGGTCCTGGACCAGCTGGACAGGTGCATCCTCAAGGACGTGTCCGATTGTATGGCCATCGCACGCGAATCCGGTGTCCTCACCGTCGAGGACCACAGGGAGATGGACCGCATCTCCGCCGCCTTGGTGGCTTTCCACGCACACGTCAGGAGGACGGTCGGATGACTCAACTCGATTTCCTCTCGATGGAGCGTGGCACCGCCCACCGTGGCAGGTGCGCACACCTCAGGCCGTCGGCACTCACAGGGACCACGGTGGAGGGTCTGGTCATCGTCGGATCCTGCACCATGGGCAGGGGCACCGTGTACGATAGAGATTGCGACGAGTGCAGTATGTGGGAGGAGAGGGCATGATCTGGGACCTCGTCCGCATCGACATGGAGTACCCCGGGAGGTTTGGGGGAACGGCCTACGAGACCCACATCGACCTCTATCCGGACGAGCTGGAGAAGTTCCGTCCCCAGCTCATCACCGGAGGGTTCCATGTGCAGTACAGGATCCACAACGGCCAGATGCACCTCTATGCTCAGCAGGGGGATGCGGTCCCCGAGAGGATCGTCACGCCCGGATTCCAGGAGTCTTTCAGGTCGAAGGATTCCGTGAGCGTAACGAGGTACTGTCCGGGCAGGATGCCCGAGCACGCCTACAGGTGGTTGGAATGATCAACGGTCACATCGACGACTCCGACCGTATGGCGATCCACTCGGCGGCCAGGAGCTTCCGCAAGGGTGCGCCCATCATCGTGGATGACATCAAATTCGCATGCAGGGTCGATGGGCACCCGGTGGACCACATCAACGGCCACTACATCGCCCAGTGCCTGTCCGAGATCTGCACATCGGACCCTGTCGGCAATCACCAGCGGGCAAGTTGGAGGCTGAGGGCATGAGTCAGGCGGAGGTTCTGAATGCTGTCCGCGAGATCGGACCCTGTACGACGATGGAAGTCGTCTGCTGGATCTTCGGCGAGGTACCTGTATGGGCAAGAGGATCCCGTAGGGCCAGGGTCTACAACTCGCTGAGACTCTGCGAGCGTTTCGGGGAGGTCACCCACACGGTCGTGGACGGGGATGCGATCTGGAGGTGTGTGGAATGACCTCTCCGAGTCTCGTTTTCGTATCCATGGACGACCCCTCACCCATCGTGGAGGATTCCCTCAGAGTCGGATGCACCAGGGTACGGATGTGGAAAGCCACCCCCGAGCAGGCCAGACAGGTCAGCGCATCCCAGTGGGTCGGAGTGATGGCGGAGAAGAGGGGGACCGAGATCCCATGGCGCAGGTCCATCAGCGGATACTATCTGACGAACGTCTCCGAGGATTGGGTTCCGAGTGGGACGGAGCCAATGTTCTCGGAGATCCCTGTTCCGGAGGTGCCTGAATGATTCCCATCGGAATCGATGTCCACAGGATCCTGCAGGAGGCTGAGGCATGAGGTGTTCATTCTGCACACGCACCTCGGTCACCGACTTCCCCGACATGGGTCTGCATTTCTGCGACTCGTGCGGAACGGCCTATCGTGAGGACTTCGAGCACGGCAAGGTCTATGAGTCAATCCGCAGGCGCAAGGTCTCCACAGGGAGGTCCAGAGCATGAAAACCCCTTACGAAACCCCTTCCCAAGGAGGTAAAGACATGGACGACACAGTACGCACAGTAGCCACATGTACGAACGCATTCACCATCCTGACCATGATCCAGAGGGGCGTGGACGATCTGGAGGAGCTCGACCTCGGGGAGGCAGGCACATTTGCGCAGATCCTCATCGACTCCATCAGGTACCAGATGCCTTTTGTCATGGAGTACCTCGAGACCGAGATAAGCAAGGCGGTGGCCGAATGAGCGAGGACACAGCCTACAACCGTGCCATCAGGATGATGAGTGCCGTCCGCTCCGAGCTGGACAGGGCCATCGATTGCATGATGATAGGTAAGAACATCGAGGCAGGCATCCACCTGGAGGCCGCCAGATTCAGGGCCAGAGATTATGAGATCGAACTCCACGACAGGAAAAAGAGCGCACTCAGCGACGAGGAGGTGAGCGAGTGATAGAGATCAATCCCTCCGGACACCACTGGATGGAGTGCACCGTCAAGACCGCCACCACATGGGCCACCTTTGAGATGAAGAGGCTGAGGGGCACGGGCATGGATACGTGTAAGGTCGTCCAGGACATCGATTCACGCATCAGGGGAACCGATTGCTGGACGCTGGGGGTGATCTGATGACCCTGACTTCGAGAGAAGCAATGCAGGCACTCCTGGACGGTAAGATGCTCCGCAAGGACGAGGTCACCATAATCCCTACGGAGTGGGGATTCCAGATGCAGGCCGATGATGGTGCCTATAAGGATATCATACTGAGAGACTGCGAGATCTGCAAGGAGTATCCCCTCACTTTCGAACAGGCCCTCCGTGCGATGTTGGACGGCAAGATCGTGGAGAGCGACCTTAACCCCAATCTCAAGCAGAGGTTCTATGATGGCTGCTTCGAATACAACGGGGATGATGCTGAGTGGCGGGACTCATACTTCCCCCTCGTAGAGCAGAAAGCCAAGTGGAAGGTGGTCGAATGACCGTCGAAAGATGCATGGTCTGCCGCCATCTGATCTTCCGCAAGCCGGCGAAACTTTTCATAAAGGTCAAGGGAGAGTTGAAGAGAGAGGGGAAGATCCATGAGAGGTGCATCTCCAGACTGCCTTCCATAGATCTGACAAAATATCTGGAGGTGGTCGAATGACCCATGTATGCCCGGGTTGTAAGTCTCGCAGCCTGTCGATCCTCGAGGTCAGAGGGCTTCCCTACGCAGTCTGTTCCAAATGCTGTCTCACGGCATGCCTCGAGGCGGATGTCCCGCCTCTGCCCGAGGGTGTCCTCACACGGGAGGAGTTCTCTGCCATGCTCGATAGGGCGGTGGTAGAATGAAGATCTACACCTGCAACGCGTGCCACCGTGCCTGCGAGATCACCACCGACGACCCCTTGGATGTGTACTTCCCCTCCCAGTGCCCCTACGGAGGTACCTGCAAGTGGGAGCATGCCTATCATGAGGAGGTGACGGCATGACAGACGGATGGCTGGACAGGCTAAGGGCCGAGAGGGACGAGGTCAACGAGAGACTGTTCAAGCTGGAGGGCTTCCTGTACTCCGACGAGTTCGTGGGCCTCCCCGGTCCGGACAGGTTCCTGCTGACTATCCAAGCGGATGTCATGCACGCATACGAGGAGATCCTCTGTGCGCGTATCCGTCGCGCGGAGGTGTCCGAATGACCGACTCCGCAGATTTCCTAGCATACGTCCTCGAATGCTGTGACGAGATCCGCAAGCACCTGATGAAGAAGGACATGGTCTCCGCCGCCTACGACCTCGGCAGGCTGTCCAAGGACATATCAACCGAGCTGGATGCAATGGAGGGGTCCGAATGAACCGCCGTCGCATTATGAAAGGGGACGAGACTTGGCTCATGTCCTCCTGCTCTCAGTGCCCATTCAACCGCATCTCTGCAGGAAGGCAGTACTGCCAGAAGAAACGCAGGGATTTGGACGATACGGAGGACTTCCCGGACTGGTGTCCCGCCGACAAGCTCGCGGGGGCGGTACAGTGAAGGTCGAGCTGATCTCATGGACCCCGTGCCCTGACATCCTGTGCGACGTCGCCGCCAGGGCATGCACATCCCAGGGCATCCCCGATATCGACGACCATTACAACTCTGGAACGAACTGCTCTGCACTCTGCACCGCACTCAGATCCGGTCACGAATCGGTGATCGAGCATGCAACCTTTACGTTCGCAATCGAGGGCATATCCCGTGCCTGTTCCCACCAGCTGGTCAGGCACAGGATGGCATCCTACTCCCAGCAGTCGCAGAGGTATGTCAAGATGGACAAGCTGGAGTGTGTGATTCCCCACAGTATAGAGGACCACCCAGACTTTCACAAAGATGTATGGGAGGAGCACTTAGAGAGTATCCTGTATCTCTACGAAGAGCTGATCGATGCAGGAATCCCGCCCGAGGATGCTCGTTACATCCTCCCCAATGCCTGTTGTACCAACCTCGTCATGACGATGAACGCCCGTGAGCTTCGTCATTTCCTCAAGCTGAGGCTTTGCAAGAGAGCTCAGTGGGAGATCAGGGAACTGGCAGAAAGGATGCTGAGATGTGTGGACCAGGTCTCCAACATGTTCGCCGATGTCGGACCCGCCTGTGAGATGGATGGGAAGTGTCCGGAAAGGAAGCCCTGCAGAAAGGTGGTCGAATGAAGCTGGTGTACAAGGAGGGTCGTGCCGAACTACTCGATCAGGACAAGGGCAAGGTCTTGAAGATGGATGTCCAGGGGAATCTGGATCTCGATGATATCGGAGAACTCCGCAATGCATTGTGCCTGGCAGAGTTGATTATGGAATCATCCATCGGGTTGGAATCCTGTCCTGCCTGTGGCGGTGACGAGGCGTACATCCTGAGGGTGCACACCGTCTTCCATCAGGCGGTATGTCCCTGTGGCATGCATGGTCCGGAATGCCGTACCAGATTGGAGGCCGCAAAAGCATGGAACAGGGCATCAAAGGAGCTCAGGGAAAAAAGGAGGACGGTCGAATGAACACCGATGCCGAGATCAGGATCCTCCACAAAAGGTATGTAGATCATATCCAGCAGGCTGATAAGCAGATACATTCGCTGGAATGCTCCGAGCGTGCCCACAATCGGCGCATCAGGGCGTTGGAGGTCAACCAGCATAGGCTGATCCTCCTCGTGGCCCTACAAGCCTCCTGCACCGCGGGAATCGTATGCATGGCATTGTCGGGGGTGATATGATTTCCAGAACCCAGACGTACATCCTGAGAGGACGTCCCGATCTGGAGGCCATCCTCGAGTACCTGTCACTCCACGGCCCGTCATCGGCGAGGGCCATGAAGGCGGCGGGTTCGAGCGCAGAACTCACGCAATTACGCGAGCTGTCGGAGCGGGGGCTGATCCGCAAGGCGGGTCGCGTCAATAAATCGGGGGGAACATCGCTATGGGTGAGATATTGAGGTTCATCTGCAGGGACTGCGGAGCCCCATGCAGGCTAGAGTTCGAGATGGAGGACGGACAGGACTGCAGGCCGAGGAACTGCGTCCTGAGCTTCGAGGAAGCACACTGGGAGGAGGAATGAACGCGGTGGACCACCCCTCGCACTATGCCGAGGGCAGGAAGTATGAACCCATCGACGTGATAGAGGACTGGGAGCTGGGGTTCTGCCTTGGGAATGCCGTCAAGTACATTTCAAGGGCAGGACGCAAGAACGATGCATTGGAGGACCTGAAAAAGGCCCGCTGGTATCTCGACCGTGAGATCGAGAGGATGGAGGGTTCCCCATGACGATCTACATCCGCCCCAGGGAGTACGCCGTGGCCCAGTATCTCAAGCGGGCCGAGGACCTGGGCAAACACCGTGCGCAGATCCGCAAGCACATGGTCACCTCCGAGGGGTACGACTACACCCCGTTCATGATGGAGAGGGACCTGAACCGCCTCATAACCGCAGGCATCGTCAGGAGATCATACGACAGATTCGTATGGACGGGCAGACCCTACGAGATGCTCCAAACCCGTGACCTCACGAAGAAGCGCAGGAACTACACCCAGCCGAGGACCGAGCTGGAGGTCAGGATAATCTCCGCCACCATCGAGCCGGGAGGATACGAGGCGTTCCCCGACCATGGCAAGGTGACGATAGTCTCCCCCGCACGTATCTGGACCATAACCAAGGACGAGACAAGGGCACTCATCAGCAGATTGGCTGAATGTGTAGAATCCGAGGAAAAATCGGACAATTCTATATAAACAGGGGTTAATTCGATAATATGCAGGAAAACACATGCCCCGCCTGTGGTGAGGGCCTATACATGAATCTGGACGGACAGAGGGGCACATGCTCCAAGTGTCAGAGAGAGTGGAGTGTCGCGGATGTCGCACATCATGTCGTTGATGTCGCGGATCCGATAACCGAACCCGAACCCGTTGAGAAACCGAAACGGATGAGGGTCCTGAAGAGACAGAAATAAACTTAGTCGAAACAATTTGAGGATAGACCCAGCCGGGCGGGTCCACTTCCGATGTCTGTCTTCATCAAGGGATTTTCATTCCTCAGCCCGGCACACAGGTTTTTACTTAGTCGCATCGATTCAGTTATCAGTCGGGCACCTAGGGGAGATTTGCCCGACGATCCTGAACCGGACAGGATCCCGACCGATGATGTATCATGGCAAGTAGTTCACGCTTCCGGCACCTTTCTTTTAATAGTCGTTACACCATACCTCAAAGGAAGACACTGCATGCGACTGTCACGGCTATACCTATAAGCCACATGAGATCCTGGCGGTTCCTCTCGCGGTCCTTGCTGATGTCTATCACCCCCTTGGTTCCTGGACTCAATCACCTCCGAGCCCGGAATCAAAAAATCCAGCGCGTACGCTAATGCTGGGAGATAGGGGAGAGTGAAGTGCTATGCACGGAACTCCCGGCGGGACAAAACCTTCTGATACAAGGTTGTCCTGATTTTTCGAATCCAGGCCCGATTGGCAGATTGGGTCTGGATCCCCTATCCATTTTATCGTTTATAAAAGTTAACGGCCCTAAGACCCTGTTTTCAATGGTCGCACGTCAAAACAAGGGGTTTTCTGAAATGGATGTAAATGAGACAACACAGGACAGGAATTAATATGGCCATCGGATTCTTATGATGTATTCGGAGGATGAAGCAATGGAAAATGAGATAGGTGCATCAGGTAAAGTCGGAGATGTAGTATGGGAAGGACTTTTCGAGTACGATGATGATGGGGGACAGTATCTCGTCGGATCCATTCGTGGACCCGGTTTCCTGAGACCCATAGAAGTCGATCTGGTATCCAAAAGGGAAGATGAATCCGTGACGGATTTCGTTAACAAGCTCGTTCCACGCCTCTGCATGATTATGGGGGTCAAGAAAGAAGTATATGGGATCGACAAACTGGAAGTAATCATCGATGGAGAAAGGATAGAACTGAAAGACATTAACGAGTGAGAATAATTATGGAGGTTGAGAAATGACGCCCGAAATAGTTCCCTGCCCATATTGTGGTAGTAAGAGGATGGAATATGAGGCGAAGTTCCGCACAGATCCTGTTGTGAGAGGAGACATACATGTATAGTTTTTACAAGAAACCCCATACTTACCCTACGCCTTCCATCACGAACGAAGGCAAGCCTATGAACTCCTGCCCGTTCTGCGGAAAACCATTCGTCTGGAGATCGGTCCTTTGTAAGCGTGTCACCGTGGAAGATCTGGAAGGGGAGATTGTCGAGGACTGAGAGGTCGTGGACAAATGACCTGCCCTAAATGTGGAGCTCCCACCTACTGCAAGGATGGAACCAAACGATGCATGCTCTGCTGGTGGGAAGAGACGATAGAGGATGAGGAGGGACGATGATGGATGAAGGGTCTGCGTCGATTCTGATCCTAGTCGTGATGATGACGATCATTGCGATCTATATCAGAGGTCTGATGGTCTATCGTAGGAAAGCAAAGAGGTACGAGGGATTTCGAAAGGAATTGGTGAAACCTCGCACATGCCCTTACTGTGGTTCCGATGATATCAGACTGACCCATCTCAGTCTATACGATACAAGCTGTTTTTCTGCATGCATGTCCTGCCGTGCAAGCGGCACAGGAGAGGATCCAGACAGTGCATTCTCCTCTATGAGACCTGAACCACCGTTTAGATAGGATGACTGTAATCCTTGACAATTCTCCCGACAAACAACCCCTTACCACTAAGTAACTCAACTGACTGTTTGTTTTGAAGTGCGGTGGCTCTGTGAACTCTACACCGCACTTCCTCAGCTTTTCTCAATCCGCTTACTCAGACACGAAGTAAACCCCGTTAACGGTTTTATACTCGGTTAACAATGTTAACGCACCATAACGGAGGGTTAGCCGTGACTAAGAGGAACATTCTCAAACCAGACAGTATCCGCATGATGCCCATTGGCGATATAGTGCCCTATGAGAACAACCCGCGCTCGCATGACGATATAAGTGAGATCGTGGAGTCCATTAAGCGGGTTGGTTTCAGGGGATCCATCTGGCTGGACGAGAACAACGTCATAATCGCAGGACATGGCAGATATCTCGCCGCCAAGAAACTGGGGATGAAGGATGTCCCCGTCTCGATCATGTCCGACCTGTCCGAAGCAGAAGTCAAGTACCTGCGCATAAAGGACAACCGCGCATCCGATTCATCAGCATGGATCGAGGAGCTGTTGCAGACCGAGATCATGGAACTCCATGACATGGATTTCGACGTATCCGACCTTATCACGGATTCCCCGGAGTTCGGGAATCTGGAGGACATGATGGAATCCGAGGTCTCGGAGGAGTATCAGGAGTTCCTGGACAAGTTCAAGGCCAAGCACACCACGGACGACTGTTTCACACCTCCGAAGATCTATGATGCAGTGAAGGAATGGGTGTTCAAGGAATACGGGGACAAGTGGACGGAGATAGTGAGGCCGTTCTATCCCGGAGGGGATTACACGAAAGAAGATTATCCGGAGGGATGTCTGGTCCTTGATAATCCGCCGTTCTCGATAATGTCAGAGATATTGCAGTTCTACAATGAAAAAGGAATCCATTACTTCCTGTTTGCAAACGGTCTGACCCTTTTCAGTCCGCTGAGGAAGAACGGCAAGACAAACGCAGTCGTCTGTGCGATAAGAATCGTTTACGAGAACGGCGCGGATGTCAACACTTCCTTCATGACCGATTTAGGGGAATACAAGGTTCGTACAGCCCCGGACCTGTTCAAAACACTGGATGATATCCAGAAAGAAGAATCCGAAGCTGTCACCAAATACGAGTATCCTCCTCATGTGATCTCTGCAGGAATTTTGAGTAAAGATGTAAGGAACGGGGCAGATATCCGTATTCCTCGGAGTTCGTGTGAATATATCTCCAAGCTGGACTGTGACGAGCAGAGCATCTTCGGAGGAGGATTGATTATTTCTGACGAGTCCGCTGAAAATATACGTTCAGAACGTGAGCGTTTGGAACGTGAGCGTTTGGAACGTGAGCGCATCCGTGCCGAAGAGAGGGAGGTGCGTAGAGAGGCCCGTACCAACCTGGTTATCCGCAAGCTTTCCGAGAGAGAGAGAAGGCAATCGTCGAAAGGCTCAACGCCGCCAGCAGGTGAATGACATGAGCAGGCGGACGGATCCCGAGACCGAGGCCCGTGTCCTCGTGATGAAGGGCGAGGGCATGTCCATGCAGGCGATAGCGGACGAGCTCGGCATAAGCAAGAGCGTGGTCCGCAACATCATCAACCGTGCCTGTCGTGAATCCTCCGCCGACAATCCAGCCGCACGCGCCCGCGCGACTGATAAGGAACCTGTGCCCGTGTCTTTCAAACAGGCACGGACACAGGCACGCCAACAGGCACAGGAACAGGCACGGGAGGGCACACCGGCCAAACCCCTCACCAAAGAACGCACGGTCCGCGAGATAAACATCCTCCTCCAGATCGCACAGCAGGGCTTCGTAGATTCCCACAAGGACAAGGCCCTCGCTTCGGATAAGAGGGTATGGCAGGAGATCCAGTATCTCAAGCTCTATAAGGACACAATAAAGATGATGGTGGACTGCACCGGACTGAACGAGCCTGTGAAGGAAACCTCCACGGTATCGGCCTTGGATTCCCTTGCCAGTCAGCTGGAGGAATATAAGGAGGCCGAGGATTGACGGAGATCCTCCTCCACCCCGACAAGGAACGCCGTGACAAGGTCCTCCGTTCCATGGCCAACCTCGGTTACCTCAACGTCTGGGAAGGTGCCGTCAGGTCATCCAAGACCGTCATGGCACTCGCCGCCTTCGGCCTGTACGTCACACGCTCCACGGAGACGAAGTTCCTCCTATCGGGCAGGACCATCAAGACCATCGAGAAGAACTGCATCCTGGAGGACTTCGGACTCCTGAATCTCCTAGGTCTATCTAAGGAGAATTACCGCAAGGTTGGGGAGGACCGTGCGATTGTGTTCAACTCAAGATGCGAGGACGGAATCATCAGGGAGAAGAAGATCTCCGTTTTCGGTGCGTCCGATATCCGTGCATACATGGCCATCCGCGGTAATTCCTACGGCGGGTGGTTCGCCGATGAGATCAACATGCACGACAGGGAGTTCGTATCTGAAGCCCTGCGCAGGACGGCCGTATCCAAGGACCGTAAGCACCTGTGGACACTAAATCCAGACAATCCGTACCACTGGACCTACACCGACTACCTCGACCGCTACGATGCCATGACGCCCGAGGAGAAGAGGGCATTGGGAGGTTATCACTGGTGGCATTTCACGCCCCATGACAACCCCGTCATGACTCCCGAGATGATGCGCTCGCTGGAGCTACAGTATCCAGAGGGTTCCTACCTCTACGACCGATACATCAGGGGGTTGAGATGCATGGCGGAGGGCCTGATCTATCCCAACGTCAACGCATCCCACTTCCGCGACTTCGACCCAAAGGATGTGGACATCAGATACTGCGCAATCGACTTCGGAACCGACCACCCCACGGTGGCGTACTTCGGAGGCATGTTCAAGGGCAACAGGGCCGACTGGCGCATCTGTGCGGAGTATTTCGACCAAGGCTCCTATAAGACCACCTACGACCACTACTGCGGTCTGATGGATGTCTGTCAGAAGCTCGGCGTGGACCCTCATAAGATTACCTTCGCCGTGGATCCCGCCGCCAAGGTCATGAGGTTGGAGTTGCAGAAACACGGCCTCAACGTGGTCAAGGCGAAGAATGACGTTCTGGATGGAATCAACTTCACACGCTCCGCGATCTATCGCGGATTCCTGACATTCCACAGCTCACTCAAGGGCCTTCTCAAACAGTTCTCCACGTACTCATGGGACCCGAAGGCATCCGAGAGGGGTGAGGACAAACCGATTAAGGTGGAGGATGACCGCGCGGATGCTCTGCGTTACATGGCCTACACCCACATGAAACCTATTATCGGAATGGTGACATTATGAGAAAGACAACACCGGCATCAGACATCAGAGTAGCCGTTCCGGAGGTCAATTCCGTGAGCCTCCGCACGGCATACGGCGACTGGACCGCACAGAACGAGCGTTATAGCATCCTCAAGGATTACTACCTCGGAAACCACGATTTCGGCAAGTCCCACGAGGATGGTAACCAGATCGTGGCGAACTTCTGCAACTACATCCCGAAAGCCCTTCGCGGATACATGTTCGGCAACAAGCCCCGCTATGTATGCGCCGAGGGCGATGCACAGGCAAGGGCCATCCTCGACCTCTTCGACCTGCAGGACAAATGGCTCATCGACTCCATGATCGGATTGGACATGTCCATCTACGGAAAGGCATTCGAGCTGGTCTACATCCCCGAGGGCAAGACCGAACCCAATTCCGTGGTCATCCCTCCGCAGGATGCGTTCGTAGTCTACGACGGGAGCATGGAGAAGGACAGCGTGTTCGGGGCCGTAAGGTTTGCATACAAGGACGATAAGGGTCAGACCAAGTACAGGCTCTCGGTCTACGACAGGCAGAACTTCATGACATGGGAGTCCGGAAGCGACAACCAATGGACCCTCATGGGCGAACCTGTGCCCCACGGTTTCGGACGTGTGCCCCTCATCGAGTACAAGAACAACCGTGAGATGACGGGCGATTTCGAGCCCATCCTCGACCTTCAGGACGCATACAACTCCATCCTCTCCGACAGGCAGGACGATAAGGATGCTTTCGCCAGTGCCATGCTCATGCTACAGGGTTCGGTCATGGGAGCGACACCCGACGAGATAGAGCAGGGGGCCAGTTTCCTCAAGAAACACCGTATTCTCCAGCTGGATGAGGACTCCGTCGCCCAGTGGCTCACCAAGACGCTGGACGAGGCAGGCACGCAGATCCTGCAGGACCAACTCGCGAAAGACATCCACAAGTTCGCCATGGTGCCCGACCTCTCAGACGAGGCGTTCGCAGGCAACGCGTCAGGGGTCGCCATGGCATACAAGCTCTTCGGTACCGACCAGATGGTCGCCGAGAAGATAGCGCAGTTCAGGAGGGGATTCACGCGCAGATGCAAGCTCTACGATTGGAGGATGCACAACCCCTCGAACAACCCCGCTTACGAGCCCGTGGCCGACATCAAGGCCATGACCATCGAGTTCATCCTCAACACCCCTCAGGATCTCACATACATGGCCACCGCACTGCCCACGTTGACCTCCGCCAAGATCATCAGCCGCTACACCGCAAGGAAAGAGCTGGCCATGGTCGACGATCCCGAGGAGGAAGAGAAGCGCGTTCAGAGCGAATCCGAGGCCGATATGGAGGCCAGCCGTCAGGAGTACGACTACGACCCCATAGACGAGGCCATGAGGCAGGACGATGCAGAAGAGAAGCCCGCCGAGGCCGACCAGTGACGAGGACTTCGCCTCCCTTTCGTACAGGTCGAGGGAGGCGGGACTGTCCCGCATATTGCAAAGGTTCGGGAAGAGGTTCATCGACAGCACCCTCGGGGACGTCATTCAGATGCTCGAAAGGGCAGACGTCCCCGGCAGGGACATCCGCCAGATACTCTACCAGCCTGCGGACACACTGAGCCTGCTCAGGCTGGTCGAGCTCGCCGATTCGGTGCATCCCATCCTCCGTCAGAAGGTCATGAGGAACATCATGGCCAAGATCAACTCCGGGAAGTTGGACAACAGGGCAGTGATGAAGAACCTGATCTCCCTGCATACGTGGGCCATGGTCGGGGACATCGACAAGGCCGTCACGGGGTACCTGGTCAAGGTGGCTGATGATGCCTTCGGACGTGGGACGTTCCTCTTACAGAAGCGTTTCGGGGTCGCATGGGAGTTCGATGCATACAGTAGGGACTTCACCAGGAAGTTCGTGTCCAAGCGTTTCACCGTGAAGGATGCGGAGGACTTCATCAAGCCCATGGGCAAGCGCATGGAGAGGGAGATGGCCGAGGGGATCATGAGAGGGGAGTCCATCGACAAGGTCGCGAAGCGTGTCCGTGATGTCGATTCCAACGTGTCCAAAGTCGTGAGCGAGAGGGTGGCGAGGACCACGATAACCACCGTAGCCAATGACTGTCACATGGATTCTTACAAGAAGGCGGGGGTGAAGCGTTACGAACTCGTTGCCACCTATGACGAGAGGACGTGTCCCGTCTGTGGATCCTTGGACGGAAAGAGGTTCCCTATAAGCGAAGCCGTTGCAGGGAAGAACTACCCTCCGATACACCCCAACTGCAGATGCACCACCGTGGCCGTCCTGTCCAAGGAGTTGGAGGAGAGGGTCAAGGAGGAACGCATCAGGAACGGCGGACCTGCCGAATACCTGAGCTATGAGACGTGGTACAACACGTATGGGCCGGGCAGGAACGGGGAGAAATTCAAACCCGTCCGTTGAAACCACTTGGAAACCCCTTCCCATTTTTCTCAATCCGTGTAGAAGTCTAACCAGAAATACTGTAAACAGTGTTAAAACGCTTATATACCTGTTTAACAGTGTTTACCCTACCAAACGGAGGGTAAACCGTGGATAATATCGACGATAAAGCAACACCGACCGAAACCGAAGACCAGAAGCAGTTCACCCAGGCTGACCTTGACCGCATAATCAAGGAGCGCATGGAGAAAGCCGACCGTCAGAGGGCCAAGGCGGTGGAGGAGGCCGTCGAGGCTTACAAGCGTCAGGCACAGGCCGAAGCGAAAGCGAAAGCCGATGCCGAGCGCATCAAGAACCTCGAGGGAGAGGAGAGGCTGAAAGCCGAGTACGAGGTCAAGCAGAAAGCCCTGCAGGACCAGCTCGACGCCCAGCGCGCTGAGGCAGAGCAGGTCAAGCGGGATCTGAGCCTGACACGTGCACAGGCCAGACTGGCCGAACTGAACCTCCCTGCATCGCTTGCCGAGAACGTCCTCGGTGCAGATGACGAGCAGACCTCCGCCAAGATCGACGCACTATCCAAGGCTTTCAACGACGCCGTGAACTCACGCGTCGCTGAGGGCCTGCACAAGGGTACACCCCCCGCCGGAGGACTGTCGGTCCGTCAGGCGGCTGATGCAGAGCTTGACAGACTGATGGGAATTTCGAGGTGAAAAAGCCATGGCTGTAGTATATACCGACCCCGAGGGTCAGAAAAACACGATCGCCGCCAACATCCGCGGGATCACAGACAGGATCGATGAGATCATCCAGAGAGAGGCACTCACCAACGGCATGATGGTGGACTCGGCTTTCGTCCAGGCAACCCAGAATGCAGGAGAGATCAGGATAGCCGACTTCGTAGTTTCGGGAATGGGTAACTACGACCGCCAGCTCGGATACCCCAGAGGTGCCTCAACCGTTACCTTTGTCCCATACAAGCTCCATTATGACAGGGGAATCCACATCGACGTCGATAAGCGTGATGAGCAGGAGTCCGGTAACGTGGCGACAATCGCCGCCCTTGCCGCTTTCCAGACTAGACACCACGTCATCCCTGAGATTGATGCAACCCGTATCGCAAAGGTCGCACAGGAGGTCGAGTCCAAGTACGCGACCAACTACGTCAGCACCGCACTCACCCCTGCCAATATCCTCAATGAGCTGGACAATGCAATCAGTGCGATCTTTGATACCACAGGAATCGACAGCGGTCTCCAGATCTACATGAACAACAAACTTCGTGGGGTCCTCAACCAGACCACCCAGGTGACCCGTACCAAGGATATCGCAGGATCGTCCAGGAACATCAACCTCGCTACAAAGGAGCTCGACGGCATGCCCATCACTTTCATGCCTGGAAACAGGATGTATTCCTCAATCGACCTTCTCAACGTCGACGGCACCAATGACGGAGGGTACGCCAAATCCGCAGACGCTTCCGATATCAACTTCATCATCGCCGCCCCCGGAGCGATCAATGCAATCACCGCCATCAACCGCCCCAAGTTCATCTCCGCAGAGGTCAACCAGGAGAAGGATGCGGATGCGTACATGAACCGCGTCTTCCACGACGTCATCGTTTCCAATGCATCCGCAAGGAGCATCTACGTTTCTGTAGGAGAATGATGACATGATGGACAGGGCGGACATGGGACGCAGGCTCCAGAGGCTTATGAAGAGGCCCCTGCTGGCCGAGAAACCCACGGAGTATCTAGAGGTACTGCTGGACGACGCCCTGTCAGTATTCTTGGAGTACACGCACAGGAACTGCGACCCCGGCGAACCCGTGGACGCTCTCCTGTGCCGTATGGTCGTTGTGTGGACCAACATGGAGGGGGCGGAGGGGTCGACCTCGGCGGCGGATGGCGACATAAACCGTACGTGGGAGGCCCTTCCCTCCGATATCCAGAGGTCGCTCAAGCATTACCGTCTGGTGGTGGGTATCAGTGCAGTCCATGGCCTATGACATGCGCCCGATGATCAGATGGGCGCAGAAGGGCCCCGAGGAGACCGAGGACGGCGACGTCCTCATGCAGTTCTCCAAGGGGACCAAGGTCCTGAGACTAGCGTTCACGCCCATGCCGAAGGCCCAGAGGCTGGACCCCCACGGCATCATGGTGGACGAGACCCGTTATAGGGTCACGTGCCCCCGTGGGTACGGTTTCGTACCCGGTGACAGGCTCGGCCCTGCAGGATCCACGGAACCCACTATGGAGGTCGTGACCACCATGGACTACAGGACACACATCAGGATGGAGGTCAGACCCCTATGACGGGATTCGAGGGTTACGAGGGGCTTTCCAAGAAGCTGGAGACCCTTTCCAAGATGGCCGACATCGTGGAGCGTGACCTTGCTCCCGAGTTGAGCAATGTCATGAGGGTCACGGCAGTCCGTAGGCTTTCCCAGCCTTCTGGCTTGAGGAACAAGCCCGCAGTGGACACGGGAACACTCAGGAACAGCATCCAGAGCAAGGGTGCGGAGTTCGTCCTCCGTACCTCGGATACTTCCGTGGAATGTGGCATCGAAACCGCTGTCGAGTATGCTCCTTTCATCGAGTACGGTACAGGCCCCCTTGGAGATCCCGAAGTGGCCCATACTCAGAAGATGACATGGGCATACATGGGGGCGGATGGGAAGATCCATATCGCACGTTCTCAGCCTGCCAGACCGTTCATGCGCCCTGCACTCTACGAGAACCGCCAGATCTTCAAGGACATCATCGCCGGCAAGATTCGGGAGGTATTCGATTGATCGACATTACCTCGCAGGTCATCGAAGTCGCCAAGCGTATCCCCGGTATCGATGGCAGGGCCTACCGCACATACCCACAGGCGAAGGTCAAACCGCCCTACATCGTGGTCGCCCCCATGGGACACATGGCGGAGCTCACCGACGGGGACGGTTCCGAGATCCACGCACGCCTCACGTACTCCGTAGACATCCTAGCCACCTCGCCCTTCGAGGTGGACTGTTACCTTTCCGGACTGGCCGACAGGCTGGCCCGCTACAATCTGCACTTGACAGGGCAGTCGCCCATGTTCGAGTCATCAAACAACACTTACCGCGTATCCACGACGTTCGATGGACTGGTGGACAGGCGCGGTCATACTTTCAGGTGAAACAATGTCAATCAGTCACGCAGTGAGCGCACAGGGCGTCGGGGTCGGTTTCCGTGAGAAAGGCTCCGATGATCCCTATACATTCTTCCGTGAGGTCAAGACGACCCCGGAGGTCGGAGAGTCCGCCGAGAAGATCGACGTGACCCCTCTCGACGCAGACATCAAGCAGTACATCAGGGATATCCCCGACTACTCCAGCGATCTGGAGTTCAGCATGAACGCCATGCCCCTCGGTGTGGAGGAGTCCAACCTCGAGATCATCCAGGGCATGAGCAAGAACGCGACATACGACTGGGTCATCTACTACCCCAGGAACAAGATAAAAGTCCAGTTCTACGGGGAGTGGACCTGGAGGATGGGAGCGGGTGCCGTCTCCAGTCCCATGGAGCTGTTCCTTGCGGTCATCCCCAAGTCCTCCCCTGCATGGTCCGAGATCAAATCCGAGTTCGATGTCACCTACGACTCCAACGGCGGAGAGGGAACCATGACCGATTCCAACAGCCCCTATGCGATCGGATCCGATGCCGATGTGATGGAGTGCACCTTCACCAATGCAGGTAAGACGTTCTCCCACTGGTCCACATCCCCTGACAACGCAGGGGTCGAGTACAGCCCCGGCGAGAAGATGCAGGTCTTCGAGGATGTGACCCTCTACGCGATCTGGAGTGAGTGAGGATGGTCGAGTACACGAACCCCAAGGGTGAGGTCTACCATTTCCGCTTCGACCTCGACAGGCTCGCAGAGTACGAGGAGGCCCATCCCGACTACTCGATCTACGACGACTTCACGGAGGACGCCATCAAGAGGGTCAGCACCGTGAACCGTCTCGCAGGATTCCTCGGAATCTCAGGCTTCAAGGAGTTCGGGGAGGCGGGGTTCGATGTGTCCGACCTTCCGAAGGTGCTGATAGAGGCACTGAGGGAGACGGGTTTTATTCCGAGGTCCCCGGAGGCCTCATCGACGGAGAACACCCCCGCGTGACCGACGGGTGCAGGAGGCTGGCCCTACACATGGGCCTCCCTCCTGATGCCCGTCCAAGCGACGTCCTGATGGTCTCCTCGCACCGCAGGGAGGTCCGTCGCAGGGACATCATCGACCACTCCGTTGCGGTGGCGAACGTCCTTGCGGTTTCTTTCGGCGGCGGCAGGATGGAGGATGCCTTCCGCCATCTCATGACACAGGAGGAATTGGATGCCATCAGGACCGCACGCGAGGAACAGGAGCAGAAGAGTGCAGAGATGGCGCAGATCATGAAGTTGAAGCAATGGGGTGCCCGTTTTGACTGAGAACCTTAAAGCTAGGTTGGAGGTCGACGTCTCCAATTTCACGGCGGGCATGAAGAAGGCCCGCGAGGATCTGGAGAAGGCCAACGACCAGGTCGAGGAGGCGAGGTCCGAATGGTCGTCCCTGGGGGACGTCATCGGGGAGCTCGTCCCCGGATTCAAGAAGGTCACGGACTCATGGAAGGATGCCCAGTCGAAGCTGGATTCGGGTTCGAAGAAGGCAGGCAAGGGTTTCAAAGCCATGAAGGCGGCGGGGGTGCTGGCGGTCGCCGCCATCGCGGTGGAGGTCGCAGGAACCCTCGTGGATGCATTCAAGCAGGTCGCACAGGTGGCGGATGATACCGCGAGGATGTTCGACACCGTGGCGTACTCCAAGGCGGCAGGCGAGCTCAAGAAGTCCACACGTACCCTGAAGACCACCATCGGTTCCTTCACCGCACCCGTGGTCAACGCACTCAAGTCCGGACTTGCCAAGATACTGGACGGGTTCAACTGGTTGCTGACGAAGATCCGCATAGCGTTCTCTTACATCGGCGGGGTCTTCACGGCGGTCATACAGCCGATAGTCAAGGCGATAAAGTCCGCCATAGACTGGCTCAAGAACGGTATCAACACAATAGCAGGGTTCCTCGGCATGGATGCCATCTTCAAGGAGGCATCGAAGAACACCGAGGACGCCGCCGGATCCATGGAGGAGTTGGTCGAAGCCACCTCCGCAGGTCTGGCCAGTTTCGACAAGCTCAACACGCTGGACTTCGGCGAGATGGGCGACGCGGAGCAGTCCGAGGAACTGACCGAGAACCTGGAGCAGGCCCGTAAGGACGGGTTGGAGCTCGGCGAGAAGCTGACGGAGAAGTTCGCAGGCATCGGCAAGTGGTTCGACAACCTGGACCTCGGTCAGGTCTGGAGGGATTTCAAGACCTCTGCAGAGGATGCATGGGTCAACATCAAGACCTGGGCAGGGGACACATGGAACAGCATCAAGGGATGGGGAGAGGGTGTCTGGAACAGTCTGAAGGAGTCTGCTAAAAAGGTCTGGGACGGCCTTATTGAGACTTGGACCGACGTCAAGACCAAGATTATCACATGGTTCGATGAGCTGATTCCCGATATCGACCTTGGAGAGGTATGGGACAATTTCTACCAGTCTTTGGTGGATATCAAGGACAAGATTGTCAATTTCTTCAAGGGATTGGTCCCGAACATAAGCGGGGTTTTAGACGGAATATGGGATACGATCACAGGCAACGATAGCGGAACTGGGGGAGGCACACCTCCAACCGTGGAAGAGATTGCTAAAGAAACAGTAGACGTTGTGGAGACCATCAATAAAGGGCCCGTTACAAACATGACTCCTCCCATTTCATTACAAGGTGCAGTTGAGACAGTCAAGAAAGGCGCTACGAATCTGGTCAATGGGATCAACAACATCGTGAACGAAATCAAAGATCCAAAAGGTAACAGCTTCTGGAAGAATCTCGGAATCGGTGATGGTAAAGGATGGTTTGCCAATGGTGGGGTCTTCGAACCCAACAACCCCATGCTGATAGGTATCGGAGACAACACCCGCGAGAAGGAGATAGTTACACCTGTATCTCTGATGAAGCAGGCCGTCCGCGAAGTCATAAATGAGACCGGTGGAAGCGGTTCCGGACCTATCCAAGTGAATGTCGTGGTCGATGGCAAGGTTCTAGCACGTGCGATGTTCGACCCAATGGAGAACGAGCGCAGACGCAGAGGGGTGAAAGCATGACACAATCTCCGATTGCAATCTACTCAAACGGTTCATACATCGAGTTGCCCATGCCCCACTACATGTCCTATTCGGGCATCTGGGAGGAGTTGGTGAAGGCGGAGAGGAACACCCTCGGGAACCTCATCAAGCAACGTATCAACACTAAGTACACGGTCAAGGTCACTTGGAAGGGATTGACCTCCGATGAGAAGAACCTCATCATGTCGTTGACTTCCGGCAACAGCTTCGGCACGAGGATCCTCGACACGATGGCGGACCAGCATGTGTTCATCTCCGAATCCGCCGGAGGCATGTACAGGGCTTCAACCCCTGAAGTGCAGGGGTATGGACTGTTCGACGGCACCAAGTTCCAATGGTACGATGTATCCATGGAACTGATCGAGAGGTGACGATGTTCGCAGTATCTGATGCATACATCGAGGCCATCCAGTCTCCCGACAGGATGGTCGATATCTACCTCTCCCTCGGTACCGACATCGACATAACCGCCGCCGATGACATCGTCTCGATAGAGGGCGATTTCCTGCCCATGAGCAACGTGTCGCAGTTGACCGATGCCAACTACACCATGACCGAGTTACTTGCCACATACGAGAACGGAGGAATACCCACGGCACCGTCCTATGGTGTCCTGGTGCCTCCGCTCTCGGCGAAGGCATATCCTCCCGAAGTGGGGATATGGTCCTCTGCCCTGTCGGATTCGACAGGGGTCGTGGACTTCCACATCAAGGTCACGATGGCACAGGTCCATGTCTCCGCCCTGCGTCTCTACACATCAGGCCCTGCCATAACATCAGGAGAGGTCACATTCACCGATGAAGAGGGTACGACCGTGACGAAGCCCTTGGAACCTGGTAGTCAGTACGCATCGGTCAGCGGTGCGAACCGCTACCTGACAATCGATATCCACGTCACGGGCATCAGCGAACCCAATTCACATGTCAGGATCGTTGAGATGGAGTTCGGCACATCGTTCAGCCTTTCAAGGGACAAGCTCTCTGGTAGCATCACCCTGCTTCAGGAGCTGGATCCTACAGAGTTGTCCATGCCCCTTTCTGAGTTGGATTTCTCGATCCTGAACGTCCTCGGGGAGTACGACGTGGATAACCCTGTCACCCTGTTCAACCAGGTTGCGATAGGATTCCCCATCGACCTGTCATTCACCCTGACGGCACCCGATGGAACACGCACGACGGTCCCCTGCGGTCGCTACTCCGTGGCGGCGAAACGCAACTCGGAGAACAATCTGGAGGTGACCGCTTACGACCTCCGCTGGCCTCTGGGAGATATCTACAGGCCGTGGACACTGAACACGTCGGAGAGCCTCGGGTTACAGCTGGATACCCTCCTCACGGAGAACGACATCCCGCACACGGTTGCCCCTGAAGTGCTGGAGATCATGCCGTACAATGCGTACACGTTCAACGAGGAGACCTCCCTGTTGTCCGACCTACTCCTTATCCAGCAGGCTTATGCGGTGTACTTCATCCCCGACAGGAGGGGGTCTGTCCAGGTCGTCACGACCCTGCCCTCGGACACTTATGGGGCCGTCGATGTGAACGGTCTGTTCACATGGCCGTCCATGGTCGAGTTCACATCATACAACTACGTTTCAGTACAGTATGGGGGAGTCAACTCGGAGACCTCCGTGGAGATAGATCTGCGCACGGATCCAAGCATGGCGAAGACGGTTCTGCGTATCGCCAACCCCTTGGTTATGTCCCAGTCCGTGGCCCAGACAATTGCAAACCGTCTGGTTTCCCGTCTGTATTCGACCATGACTGAAACGGAATGGCTTGGGGATCCTGCTATGGATTTAGGAGATGTTGTTTCGATCCCGGGTAAGTGGACTCAGGGCGAACCTACATCCTACTCTGTGATACGTCGGGAATCTACCTTCGATGGTGTTTTTAGATCCGTGATAAGGGGCACCAGATAAACGCCGATGAAAAAACCATTTCCAAACCGCTTATTTTTATTTTTGGAGACTAATGTTAAATCATGGGCGGCATGGATAACAATTGGTTTAAAGGTATAATCAAAGGGTCGATTATTGCGGCGATAGTTGTTGCATGTATAGCATTCTTTGTAATAGAGGATGTATCCTCGGATGAAAGTCCACAATATGACAGTAGAGCCAATTATGTCTACACCGTCTCTGATACATTCTCAGGAATGAGTGATTTTGGGAAGCCTAGTGCAGATAAAACCTTGGTTATTATCTCGTTTACAATCGCTAATGACAGTTATGAATCGGGAATACATACAGATTGGTGGTCTATAGGTGCTAATGTAACTATAAACGGTATAGTTTACAGTGGGGCCTCCATATCCACTCCGGATCACGTTCTATACAAGGATGTGACAATCCTGCCGGGAGCTCAAGCATCATCTATCACTATGGTGGAAATTCCGAAGAATCTCGCAAACCAGTCGATAAAGATAGATTTGGGATTCAGGAACATGGGACAGTGGGAAGAGGGTCTCCCAAATATATTCATTGACGAGTCTCTATCGGTTCCTGCCCTAACATAA